CTTGGATCTTGGTATCGCCCATGCAATGGATCGCGATCGTCGAGAAGATCAGGGTCGGCGATCCCGAGAGCGTCTGGAACGGCCGGGACGAGGCCAACTCGTACACGATGCACGGGCGCACGGCCCCGTCGAAGCGCACCTCGGGGAAGGCTCGCGACGAGTTGCCCTTGCCGACGAGGGTCGTGATCGCGCTCGTAGCGTCGATCTTGTCCCAGACAGCCGTTTCGATGTTCCACACGGTCTGCGGCATTAGGGGATCCTCGGGGTGATGCGCTTGCCACCGAGCGAGTCGATCAGATCAGCAAACTGCCGGATCGCTTCGAGTTGCATCTCGGGGCGCAGTTTGCGGAAGGCGCGCGACATCGGCCACTTCCCCGGAACTTCCTTCGGGTTCTTGATCTTCTCCCCGTAGTAATACTTCACCTTGAAGCCGCGCTCGATCAAGCGACCATAGAACTGGCCGCTCTGCCCGACGATCGCCAAGCGTCGGCCGACAAAGTGCCGATCCTGCTTCGAGCCGAGCGGCATCGTCTGGATCGCCGAGGCGACCTTCTGCCGCTGCGTTCCGGTCGGGTGACGGTAGTACCACCATCGCTCGCCGGGTGTCTTCGATCCCGGCTTCTGGTCGGTGTCGGTCAGCGTCGGCACGGAGAGCACCGCGTCGGCGATCGCGACCGCGATCTTGCGGAGCACGGCCTCGCCGACCGCCTCGTTAGCCGACTGCTTGATCTCGGAGGCCATGCCGCGATACGCGGCGAGCAACTCGGGGCCACCGTAGAACTCGATCGCAGACTCGAAGGCGATGCCCTTGCTCATGTCGCCTCCTGCACGGTCACGGTGATCGTCTGTTGCCGATCGTCCACGCGCAGCACCGAGATGATCTCAAGCGTCATGCCGTCGCCAACGAGCCGATTGGCCGGCGTGAGGTGCACTTCGTCCTGTGCTCGGCACATGATCGTAAAAGATCGTTCGTGAGTCATGCCGCGCTTCTCCATCGTCTCGCCCGCGCTCTGGCCTTGGATGTAGCCCCAGACTATTTGACCGCCCGACACATAGGAGAGCGTCTTCGAGCCGAACTCGTCAGAGGTGACCGCAATCCGGGTATAGACCTCGAACGGTGTCCGCATCAGGCCCGAGCGCACCCGCCTCATGCGAACCTCGGGATCGAGTAGAGGCGAGCGAGCGACTCGACACCGTGCGGAACCTCGGCGAGATTGACCTCGCTCCCGGTCTCCTTCGCGATGTCGTACCAGTAGGCCACGGCCATCAGCACCGCCTGCCGGAGAGCCTGCGGGACATTCGCCGCCGCCGCCCCGTAGCCGGCGGTGTAGGAGACCGTCACGCTAGAGATTCCCGCGTAGTACCGCGTCGCCGGCCACGCCGAGAGCGTGCTCGGGTCGATCACGATCGAGCCTGGGAGCCTCTGCCCTTCGAGCGTATACGCGCTCGCGCTCAAGGTCTGCGTCGAGCCGCTCGTGTCTACATAGGTGATCGAGGACACCGCCGACACCTTGCCGGCCGGGAGGATGATCTCGTATCCGCCGGGGAATCGATCGAGCTTCAGCGTGTAGGTGCGATTCACGAGCGGCCGATTCGCCAGTCCCTCGACATAGTTCCGAGCCGCCACGATGAGCGAGGTGATGAGCGTGTCTTCGTCCGTGTGCGTCACGCGCATATGCGCCCTCGCCTCGGACAGCGTGACAGGCTCGACCGCCGGCGAGGTGGCCTCGACATTCGAGAGGTAGGTCGCACCATCAATCGCCAGCATCGCTCGCCTCCTTCGTCGCCTTGCGGAGCCGCACGCGGCCACGCTCGGGAGTCTCGATCTTCGGCTCGTCGCGCTCGACCAAGCCGACCGCAATGTATCGCGCAGCGTCGGAATCTGGAATCTCGCAGCGCATCCCTGCGGCGAACGCTCCCGCGCTCGTGACGAATGACTTCAGGATGTGGACTCTCATGCGTGCTCCGAAAGAAAGAGGGCGAGCCTTGCGGCCCGCCCTCGTGTGCGATCAGTTCATCCGATCAGGGGTTGACCAGAGTGCGGAAGGCATCGGTGCGGCAGATCTTCGCATCGAGGCGCATCTCGCCCATGTACCCGATCTGGCCGTTGCCGGCGTACAGTTCGCGGAGAACCTGGACTTCCATGCCCGAACGCTCGGCCATGACGAAGTGATCGAAGTCGCCGATGACGGCGAGGGTCGCCGATGCGGTCGATGCGAACGAGGTCGCGTACGGAGAGGCGTACACCGGGATGCCGAGCAGGCGAGCGGGTTCGCCGGCCTTGAATGACTCCTCCCAGAGATAGGGAATCGTGCCGCTCGTGGTCACGGCGTTCTTCAACTTACGAACGGCCTTGAAGAAGGAGTCGTGAGCGACGATCGCGCAGGTCGGGGACACGCGGTACTTCTGGGGCAGCGCGTAGACGAAGTCGATCAGTTCGTCGGCGGTCAGCGTGCCGGCCGTGCCGAGCGTGTCGCCGGCGGTCAGGCTCGCAGAGGTCACGCCCTGCGGCTTGTTCGTGCCGTTGCCGTTCCAGAGAGCGTGCTCGATCGAGTGAGCGAACAACTGGCCGAGACGGTTGGCGACGATCGACTCGATCGAGAAGTCGCTACCGCGAGCGGGAGCGTCCGCGACGAGTTCCTTCGACACCTTGACCACGCGGCGCAGCGCGTTGCCCGTGAAGGTCTTGTTGTCGTAGGTCGGCGAGTATTCACCGACCGCGCCACCTTCGCCGGCCCAACCTTCGGTCGCGCCCGAGTCGAAGTCGGACGAGGTGAAGTCCACTTCGAGCGTGAGGTTGGTCGTGAAGTTGCCGACGGGGATCTTGCGGACGAGGTTGAGGATCGCCGCGTTCTGCTGAATCGACTTCTGCAACTGGGCGTAGAAGCCTTCGCTCGGCAGATAGCCGCCGTCAGCGTTCGAGCCGGCCGAGAGCGCGCGAGTGTCGAAGTTCGGCGAATAGCCGCGCTTCAGGTAGTCGCCGAAGGCATCGGCGTACTTCGCGTCGGTCACGATGCCGCGCTCGATCTTGGCGGCGACGGCCGGAGCCGAACGCTCGACAACGACCACACCGTGCGCGCCCTTGGCGGCGCGAGCGTTCAGGTCGGCGACCATGTCGCGACGCTTGGCGAGCGCGTCGTACTCCTTGCTCTTCTTCTCGTACTCGGCCGACATCTTGGCCGCGTCCTCTTCGGTCGCGCCTTCCATGCCTGCCACCATCTCCTGCATCTCCGCGTAGAGTGCACCCATCTTCTCGACGAGTGCCTTGTAGGTATCACCTTCCATGTGTTGCCTCCTTTAGGCGTTGGTGATTAGTTGCTCACGACCTGGATCAGCGACAGAGGGTCGATGATGTTGCCGCCCACGCGGACGGAGGCACGGAGCACGACTTGTCCGGTGGCCGCAGCCACCTCGTTCAGACGCTCGATCTGCACACCGTCGCGGTGCATGGCGAGCACATATGCGTCGAAGTTCACGAGGAAGCAGAGGATGTCCCCTGCGCTGCCGTGCGTGAAGTGCGGCGTGTAGAAGGCCGGCTTCCCGAGGATGCGACCGAACGCCGCGACCTCGGATTCGAGCGGATCGTGCAGCGCGCTGCTGTTCGCGGATTGATGCGTGAAGTCGCCGATCGAGTTGTTTCCGAAGATCCAACAGGCTTTGGCGTGCGACGATGCGCGCATCTTCTCCAGAGCGATGCCCATCGATGAGAAGTCGATGTGATCGACCGCCGCACTCCCGCCGTCCGTGACAATCTGGTCGGTGTGCTGCGCGTACTCGAAGATGCCTTGGCACTCGCGACGATTAGCGACGGTCGAAGTAGCAGGGCGTCCGATGATGATCTGCCGCTCGATCTCGCTCGTGAGCTTCTTCGCGAGAAGATCAGCGAGCATCGCCTCGACCGATGCGCTTCCCATCGATTCCTCGATGAGTTCCTTCGAGACCGTGACATTCACGCCGACCTCGTGGAGCGTGATCTTCGCGTTCTCGTAGTTGAAGGCATAGCCCGAAGGAGCCGCACCAGACACCGTAAAGCGAGGCAGAGCGAACGCCGCGCCGGCGAGATCGGCGCGAGCACCCTCCTCCTTGTAAGTGATCCGGTTCGTGGTCTCGGCCGTCTCGGTGTATCCGGCCACCGACAGCGTCGGCCCGTTCACCGTGACCTTGCGGCATCGGCCGATCAGGTAGTTGGTGTCGAAGCCGTCGCCGATGATCTCGCTCCAGTTATCTGGGGCGATGTTCGCGGCCGAGTCAGTCACGCCGCGCTTCTCCGCGAGGATCTGCGCGTCCTCGCTGCTGATGCCGTGAGCACCTCGCAGGAGGTAGCGGTAGAAGGCTTGCCGATGGGCCGACTTGAAGTCCATGTCCTTATCCTCGCATCTTTGGGTGTCGAAGGTCAACGCTTGGGGCCAAGCCAGATACGCCGACGAACCGTCGCCGGCACGGGCGCGCTCGCCGTCCAGAGGTCGAACGAGCGGCGATCGACCACGAGGTCGGTAGCCGGGTTCGCCGGGAAGGTCACGGCCGAGACCTCGTGGAGTTCGAGATCCTCGATCATCCGGTGCACCTTGCCGTCCCGCTCCTCGAAGCGATCCGAGCGCACGATGAAGCCGAAGGACATCGCCGAGACCACGCCCGAGCGCACCGCGACGCGAGCGTCCCGGCCGACCTGGGTGTCGATCGGCTCCATCTCGACCACGAGGCCGTGCTCATCCTCGGCGAGCCGGAGGCTCCCGGCCGTCGTGCGAGCGATCGGCATCGATGCGTCGTGGTTCCAGAGGGCGACCACATCCGGCTTCTCCCGGAGCGTCCGCTCGAACGCGCCGCGCACGATGATCTCGTGGGCGTATCCGATCGGATACGGGGTCTCGGTCACGCTCGCGTAGCCGCGGAGGATCTCCCGGCCATCGTCTGCACGCACTTCCATCGCCTGCCCGTAGCGTCGCTCCATGATGTCGCCTCCTGCGCGGTCTACGCGCTCCAGAATGTTTCGAGCAAAGGCCCATCCGGGATCTCCGCCCCAGAGTGCCCACGCGATCCGGCCGGCCGATGGGAAGCCCTCTTCACCCGGCCCCCACCCTTGGCCCTGCTTGTCCACCTCGTGTCGCGCGAAGTACGAGGCCATGCGCTGCACCGTGTCGATCGAGAGCGCGCGACCGTTCGCGATGTCACGCGCTCGGGCGACCCCGACCTCCGTCCCGCCCCGCCCGTGCTCGCGCCGCCACGCGAGGCCACGGTCGGCCTCCTCGCGCATCGAGGCGTTAGGCTCGAAGGAGTCAGCCACCCTCGGCCTCCGTGCACATCGAGATCGCGATCGCGACCGCCTGATCCTGATCGTATCCCTCGTCGAGGAGCCGACCGATCTTGCCGCTCACGCACTCCTGAACCTCGGGCGAAAGGTCGGCAAGCCGCTTTGACTTGCGCTTCGCGTAGCGGCCCCTCGAGTCCCGAGCGGTCGGAGCCGTAGCCGGCACGGGAGCCGGGGCCGTGAGCGGCGACTGGTCGCCCGACTTGCCGGCGTTCGGATCGACGATCGCCAGGTTCACGGGCGCGCGAGCCGCATCGCCGCCGTCGATCGGCGCGTAGTTCTCACGCTCGCGCACCTCATTGATAGTTAGGAAGCCATTGTTGAGCGCGGTCGAGTACGCCGCGAATCGCGACGCTAGGTCGCCTCGGAGGAGCGCGTCGAACGAGATGTGCGTCTCGATCGGCTCGCCTTCGCGCACGAGCTTGCGCGCGCACTCCTCCTCAAAACGCGAGGCCCAGTTCGCAAGGCAATGCTTCACGAACTCGGCATCGGCCTGCTCGGCACTCGCGTACGAGGTCTTCGTCGCGTCGCCGACCATGTGCACCGGGACGTTGAACGCGGCCGCGATCTGCGATCGACAGAACGAGCGCAACTCGACGAGTTTCGCTTCCTCGGGATCGACCGAGACCTTCTCCCACGAGTAGCCGCTTTCCAGGATCGCCACGCGGCCGGCGTTCTCCGCCCCGCCCGTGATCGACTGCCACGACTGGCGGAGCCGCTTGAGTGCTTCCTCGGTGAGCGTGCCCGTCACCTTGATGAGGCCCGCCGGCCGTGCGCCGTTTCGGAAGAACGAGGCGACGAACTTCTCCGCCTCGAGTTCCACGCCGATGATGTTCCGCACGAGGTAGATCGGAGTCTCGCCGAGGAGACCGTCGAGGCTCGGCGCGCGGAGGTGGAAGATGTCGTACGCCTGCCACACCTGATCGGTGCTCTTCGCGATGCCCCACCGAGACGATGTGTACGAGTAGACGGGCATCCCGTCCGGGCCGCGCGAGACCTCGACCGAGTCCGCGCGCAACTTGTGCAGGCCGACCACGCGGCCGACAGCATCGCGCTCGATCACGGCATAGGCGTTCCCGTAAAGGAGGCAGTCGAGGAGCATCGACTCGCGCCAGACCATCGCACCCATGTACGGGTTCGGCTCGATGTTCAGGAGCCGATAGAGCGGATGCTCGCGAGCGGGAACCGGGATCCCTCCCTCCCGGCGCATGACTCGCCACTCCATCCGCGCCACGCTCTGGGAGATGAGCCGCGTGCAGGCGTAGACCGTCGGAGCCTCCCTCGCGGCCTCCGGCGTGATCGAGCGGCCCGTGTCGGCGTAGGTCGAGATGTACGCCTGCGCCCCGCCCGGAGGCTGTCCGATCGGCGAGCGGTCGATCACCGCGCGCTCTTCGAGCGTCGGCTCGGGAGTCGGGGCGGGTCGGCGGAACCAGTCGATCAGAGCCATAGGATTCCTCTCTCGGCGTACGGTGTCGCTTGTGATACCGTCGGCGCGGCATCGAGTGCTACCGCGAGTGCCACGATTCCCGCGACCACGGGGTCGATCTTCTCCGTCGAGCGTCGCTTGCTCGGTCGCGGGTTCGAGTTCGCGTCGAGTTCCACGACGCAGTTGGACATTGCCCAAGTGAGAACCGGGTTGCCGTCGTGCCGGAGCCGATGGTTCGTCACCATCGCCTCCCATCGCTTCGTCGGCTCGGCCATGTAGTAGTACGACTGGGGCACGCGCTTGAGCCGCAGGCCGTCGGCCTCGAGTTGCTGCGCGAGGCCGCTCGCGTTGTACGGGTCGTACCCGACCGCCTGCACCTTGTGCTCGCCGACGATCCGCAGGATCTCCCGCCGCACGAACTCGTAGTCGGTCGCGTCGCCCGGTGTAAGCCTCATATGCCCCTGCCGGCTCCAGTCGAGGTAGGGCACCTTGTCCCGCTTCTGCCGACGCTGCGCGCCTTCCTCGGGCGCGAAGGCCCACGAGCGCACCCACGCCTCGTCCTTGTCGAGCCATACGGCCGTGAGCGCGGTGAGGTCGCTCGTCTCGCCCAAGTCGATCCCGAGGTAGCACGGGAGGCCGGCGAGCCGGGACTCGTCGAATTCCAGTCGGCACTTGTCCCAATCCGCCATGCGGAGCCATCGGTTCGAGGCGGAGACGTGCTGGCAGAGGTAGTAGGTTCGGAACGGGGTCTCCATCGAGGGTTGCTCCTGCGCCTCCTTGCACTTCTCGGCGTAGTACCCCTCGTGCACCGTGTGCCCGAGACTCGGCGCGCACTTGCGCCAGGTCTCTGGACTCGTCCAATCGTCTCCATCGCTCGCCGAGTAGACCACGGGCAAGAAGTACGGGTTGTCGATCACGCGGTCGCGCACCTTGCACGCATAGTCGTACATCTCGAACTCAAGACTCTCGCGGAGCGTGCCGGCGGTCGTGATCGTCACGAGCATCGGTTGCCGACGCGCGCCGACGCTCGTCTCGATCGCCTCCCACAGCTCGCGCCGATTCTCCATCGCGTGCACCTCGTCCGCGATGCACGCGCTCGTATTCAGGCCGTGCGCGCTCGGAGCCTCGCTCGACATCACCTTGTAAACGCCGGCCGTGCTCGGCACGATCACTCGGTGCTGATAGACCTCGGTGCGGCTCTCGAGCATCGGCTCGGCGCGCACCATGCGCTTCGCCGCCTCGAGGCATCGGCCCGCCTGCGCGCGGTCGGCCGCGATCGAGATCACCTCGGGCGTAGGCTCATCGTCGGCGAGAAGGTGATACAGCGCGAGGGCCGCTCCGAGTTCGGTCTTGCCACACTTGCGCGGGACAAGGATGTGCACGCGACGATACCGCCTCGTGCCGTCCGGGCGGATCCATCCGTAAGCGTTGGCGATGAGTGCCTTCTGCCACGGGAGCAGCGTGAACGGTAGGCCGGCCCAAGTGCTCGTGGTGAGTTTGCACGCGGTCTCGATGAACCGGATCACATGGAGCGCGGCCTGCTCGTCGAATGTGCAGTTGCCTGCGGTCGCGATCGCGTCATAGCCGGGGATCGTGTTCCACTTCGCGGCCGGGTGCTCGGCCGACTTCTTCGGCTTACGCGCGACGCTTGGTAAAGATGTCTTCTTGCGGGGCATCCTTCGCTTGCTCCTTCGCCGCGCCGATTCGGGCACGACCGACTGGGGTGAGTCCGAACTCGCTCATCATGCGCCGGAGTCGATCCCCATGCTCGGCGAGCACCGCACTCCACGGGTTTCGCTTCACGGTCACGCGGTCGCCTCCCTCGACTCGGATCACCTCGCCCTCCTCGGCGAGTCGCTTGCGAGCCTCCAGGTAGCGCGACCATGTGTCGCACATCAGAGCGAGCGCGTCGCGGTCTCCGCTCGAGATGATCTTCATCGCGGCCACGCGCGGAAGCCAGTCGGCCCACGCAGCACGACCGACCTCATCGAGCCAGTCGGGGCATTCGGGTAGCACCTCGTCGGCCGGCGGCTCGGACTTGGCTCGACCGGACGCGCGCCAGTTGCCGGACAACTTCAAAGCCGCCGAAGGTTTAGGGGCAGGGCCGCGTAGTCCCATCACAAGCCTCCCTTTGGGCCGAAAAATGGGGGACGCGCGTACGAGCCTGTGGGGGGGGATATCACGCCGTCCCCTTTCAAACTTTTATGACCCCTACCCCATCTTACGGCATCTTGCCGCGATCTTGCGCGATCTTGCGGCCATCTCCGCGATCTTGCACGCATTCTCGGGCCAGAATCGGGCCTCGCGTGGCTCATAATGCG